TCATCTGACATTCGACCAGGGTACTCAATTATGCCGCTTGCATTGGTTCCATTGCCGAAGAACTTAGCTCCGAAAGCCTCCGTTGCCATCCCCAATCCTATTGCTTCTCTCGCAAGTTCAATTGGCTTAAACGGACTGTCTGACGAAAAACCCATGCCCGGCAGGATGAACATATTCTCAGCTCTAATCACTGTTTCTCCGCTATCCGGCATCTGAACGAAATAAACTAGGTTCCTTGTCTCGGGATCTCTGTAGGGCCTCACCCTGTTCGAGGGTATAGGCCATAATGCTATTGGCTGACCAGCTCCGTTATATTCAATCTCCGCGTAAGCCTGCGGCATTAATAGCGCGTTGACCATCATGATTTGCCGGAATGTAAAACTCGACACTTCCGGGTTTGGCATATCATGAATGAGTGAGTATATCGGGTGGTACTCCGCCTTCTCCTTGCCGACCTTGAGCCGCTTATATAAAGGCAGTGGCAGCATTGCAATGCTTTCCGACAAAAGCCTTATACAAGCATAAACAGCAACCATTTTGACCGCTGTGTTTTCGTTGACATTTACTCCGGATTGCGTCGGACTGTCTATCCCAAGAACAAAGTTTCTAAGCCATAAAGGTGGGTATGCCAGATTAGCTCCGGTCGTGTCTCTTAGCTCTCTTTTAATTTTGTTTACAAGACCCATTTAATTTCTCACCTCCCTTCATCGCTTTTGGGTGGCCTAGGCGATAAAAGAAAAGCCAGCACTATTAATGCGGCTCCAACAAAAACAACTGCAGCTGGTTTATTGATTAAATAAATACCAACTGCAATTATTAAAATGCCCATAATCAGCATTAGATCACTCAGGCCAATATCGAATTTTAAATTAAACATTTTGTACCTCCTTCCGTTAGGCTCTTACTCCTCTTATGTCATAAACTGAACCACCCATGAATTCAAACTTAATTGCTACCGCCATTGCATTTATCAGTGCCACAGTTAAGTCGATTCGATCAATGGATTTATTTTTCATAGGCTTTATGTTTTCATTGCCATCCACAGCAATGTTTACATTTCCAAAGCACCATCTTGCCAGCGGGTTTTCTTCATGCTCCATCATTCCCGACTTCAAAAGTCGTTCAACTTCCTTCATAGCCGGCGACAATTGAGCCATGTTCTGTGCAACTTCGACAATATCCACACCCTCTGCCACAAGTCTTTGGGTGAGCATTCTGCTGTTCCATGGATCAGTTCCAAGATATTGAAAGTTGTATTGCTTGGAAAGTTGTAGGATTCTGGCTTCTACAAATCCATAGTCTATAACATTTCCAGGAGTCGCATGAAGATAGCCGCTGTTCACCCACCTGTCATAGGGAACCTTGTCACGTTTGATTCTCGCTTTCATGTTGTCCTCAGGTATCCATCCCTCTGAAATAAAAATCCACTTATTAATTCCGTCTTGCGGCGGAAATAAAAGAACCAACCCTGTAAGGTCGGTTGTAGTTGAAAGGTCAAGACCTGGATAGCACATTTTGCCTATCAGATCTGATTTATTTATTTTACTGATCGTTGTATCCCAAAGACTCAAAGGCAACCATCCTACCTGTTTCAGGGATACCCACTGGTTTAGCCTGAGCCACCTGAACAACTTCTCTTTCGCCGGTTCATTCCTCGCTCCTATGGCTTCCTGTCTGACGCTTTCAATATCTATCGTCACTCCAAGCGAAGGGTTGGCCATATACCAGGTCTTTTCATCAAAGATGTCAGCATCTTCCGGAGCACCATATATCTTCACATACCAGTAGGGATCTTCAATTTCTCCATCCATGACCTTTCGTGCGTATTCATGCACCTCCCAGCCAATGGAGTTCTTATCTGGATCGTCACCCGCTGTTGTTATTACCCACCACAGCGGCTCCTTCCTAGCGGCTCCGGCTCCAAAGGTCATTACATCCCAGAGTTCCCTGTTGGGCTGAGCATGAAGCTCATCAAAGATAACAACAGTAGGGTTAATTCCATGCTTTGTGAAAGCCTCCGCTGAAAGTACCTTAAGGAAGGTCCCTGTACTTATGTTCTTAATATACTTTTTGCTGTCTGTAATTTTAATTATCTTCTGAAGCATTCTATCCTGCTCCACCATTTGCTTCACCGCATTATAGGTGAGCGAAGCCTGCTCCCGATCAGCTGCGCAGCAATAAATCTGGCCGCCCGGAGGGTCGCAAATCAGATGATAGATTGCAAGACCAGCTATTGTTGTTGTCTTGGAATTCTTCTTCGGAATCTCCAAATAAGCATACCTGTATTGCCTGTACCCATTATCATTGACTGTCCCGTAAATATTCCATATGATGTCGTGCTGCCATTTCATTAGAGTGAAGGGCTGACCGTAAAAGTCATCTGTGAGATGAAGAAGCTGCATAAATTCTATAACTTCTAGGGCCCTTGACTTATCATTCACCATTTCCGGTCCTTCTTTTTATGAATGAAGCCATAGGATCTCCTACCTCATCATTGCTCTTTGCCATCCCCACTCTGGCCCTAGAAACTGGATCAAGCAAGAGAATCTCTCCATACTTTTTTATTTGCATTGCAGCTTCATTGGCCACAGTGAGCCAGGGATTCTTCTTTGGTTTGCTCTGGTCCTGCTTATCTATGTAGACCTCAGTGGTTTTTCGCACGTTCAGCATAGCCTTTCTGTAGGTAACCAATGACTCGCAGTATATCTCGAGAGCATTGACATCCAGATCTGACAAAAGAGGCTTTTCAAACTCATTATAAAGTCTAACAATCCTCCTCCATTCCTTTTTTGCTCCATCGCTAAGGTGTGACGGGCATCGTAAAGCATTAGACTTGATCCGGGGTTCATTATCTTTTCGCCTATCAAGCTCTTCTTTGGTCAGCCTGTTTTTATCATTTGTCGCCTTCATAACGACGTATGGATATGCTTTTCTTCCAGCCATTGATGCACCGCCTTTCTGTTTATATTAATTATCCACAAATTTGTTTGTGTTTTTATCCACTAAAAAAGGAACCCTAAGGTTCCCTGTGGTTCGTGATTATGAATATTGTTTATTATTTACTATCATAGTTTAATTTGTATATCTAGGGAAATTAACATAATTAAAAACATTCGAATTAATGGTATTATTAATAGACGAAATCCGCAGTCTTAATATTTTTGCCTTTTTCATAGTTACATACCTGCATTCTTGTCATCTTGCCAGAGACCAAAGGTGTTCCCTTCAGTATCAATGCAGATTGACAAGTAACCCCAACCAGGTACAACCATTTTCGACTGGACTACTTTTCCACCCAGTTCGGTTACTTTCCTGCCGTATTCATCAATATCGTCGACCCCTATATAGGCAGAAATCCTTTGGGATGGATCCCCTCTTAAACCGAGGCCTCCACCTACACCTTTTTTCCCATCAAGATCTTGAGTTTCAATAAGGTAATAGTCCTTCATACCTGGTGGGCTCATAAAATTCCATCCAAACAATGCTGTATAAAATTTTTTTGCCCTCTCAGTATCATCCGTTGCAATGTCAAAATGAACGATTGTTGGCATAAAAATTACCTCCTTTTTTTGTGAATATTTAATTTACTTATATACCCCAACTTAGTTAAAGTCAATTATAATTTCGAGTGTTCTGTTTGGAGGTTTTTCATACTAAGATTATAGAGTATAAGAGACTTCTTTACTCAAATATAATCATTAGTTCATTATTTCTTACAAATCCGTCCTATCCTGATTAAATATCGGATGTGCTGCATATACACTACTTAATAAAGGAAGTGTCTAAACTTCCTTCTCAATCTTGATTCCAGTTCTGTGAAGTTTTCCGAAATGCCCTCCAGAAATCAGACCTTCTAGTTCCGCTGCACCATATATCAATATCTCTTCTGAATCTTCGTCAGTATCTACAAGCACAATGTCTTTGTCCCAACGTCCGGCTATAACATATATCTTGTTGCTGTTCCTTTTTATTAGATAGTCGCCTTTTTTCATACTCCTCAACTCCTCAACTCCTCAACCCCTTATCCCTTTGAAGTTGTAATTTCCTTTTCGTATTTAAACTTGATCTGCCTCCACAGCTTTCTTGTACTCTGGATCCTGCTTTTCCTTTTCGGCACATTCCGTGCAGATGCACTGCTCATTAAACATGCTCATTGTTCTACCTGCCTTAAGTTCTTGGTGACATCTGTCGCAAAATTTCTGAGTGAAAAATCTGTCTGACATGTTCTTCATCCCCTTCCTTCATTTACAACATGTTCCCTCTGTTCAGTGTACATAGCAAGTCAAATCTAAACTGTTTTTAGTTATTGTTCCTGATATGATTCTTCATATGCTATCTTCTCCCCGTCTCGTATTAAAAACACGCCCTCGCTACCACCAATAAATGATATATATCTATTTACTATCACATCGCAGTACTTCGGATCCAGCTCCATCATGAAGCACTTCCTGTCACATTGTTCTGAAGCTATCAATGTAGTGCCGCTGCCCCCGAACAGATCTAGAACATTATCATTTGTCTTGCTGCTGTTGTTTATGGCCTTCGCTACAAGCTCCACAGGTTTCATTGTCGGGTGTTCATCACTTCTCGTAGGCCTATCTATATCCCACACATCACTCTGCTTTCTATCCTTAAGCGGACATAACCTGCTGTCGCCTTCTTTCCAGCCGTACCAAATAGGCTCGTATTTCGTGTGGTAGTCTTTTCTTGAGAGC